TGGTAATGTTCAGGCAACGTGACCGGAGATTTAACTGGTGATGTCACTGGCGATGTAACTGGTAACTTGACGGGCAACGTAACCGGTAATGTAACTGGCAATGTAACCGGAGATTTAACTGGTGATGTTACTGGTGATGTAACAGGTAACTTGACAGGCAATGTAACTGGTAATGTTACAGGCAACGTGACCGGAGATTTAACTGGTGATGTTACTGGTGATGTAACAGGTAACTTGACAGGCACAGCTTCTAATGCTTCAACAGCAGTTACACTTACTGGATTAAACGCAACTATTGCTGAATTGAATTATGTTGACGGTGTTACTAGCAGCATTCAAACTCAGTTAAATGGTAAAGCAACTAGCGCTCAAGGAGCACTTGCAGATTCAGCAGTACAGAGTCTAGCAGACCTTAGCATCACAGCAACAGCGGCAGAAATCAATAAACTTGATGGTGTTACTGCTACTACTGCTGAATTGAATTATGTTGACGGTGTAACAAGTGCAATCCAAACACAGATTGATGCCAAGTTAGCATCTGCTTCTTATACAGCGTCTGATGTTTTAACTAAAATTAAGACTGTTGATGGTGCAAGTTCAGGTCTTGATGCTGATTTACTCGACGGCAACCAAGCAACTGCATTTGCTACAGCAGCACAAGGTGCTTTAGCTGATAGTGCGGTTCAAAACTTAGGTGATTTAAGCATCACAGCAACAGCAACAGAAATCAATAAACTTGATGGTGTTACTGCTACTACTGCTGAATTGAACTATGTTGATGGCGTAACAAGTGCTATTCAAACACAGTTAAATGCTAAAGCGCCGAGTGCTTCTCCTACACTTACCGGAACACCTACAGCTCCTACAGCAACAGCTGGTGCAAATACTACTCAAATAGCAACAACAGCGTTTGTGGCTACAGCAGTAGCAAATGTTATTGATTCAGCTCCAGGTGCATTAGACACCCTGAACGAATTAGCAGCAGCACTGGGTGACGATGCTAACTTCTCAACTACTGTTACTAACAGCATTGCTACTAAGTTAAATTCTTCTGCTGTAAGTGCCTTTGGTTTGACATTAGTAGATGATGCTGATGCGGCAACTGCTAGAACTACTTTAGGTTTAGGCACTGCGGCAACTACTGCTTCTACTGCCTACGCTACATCAGCACAAGGTGATCTAGCGGACAGCGCAGTACAAGATCTAGCTGATCTTAGCATCACAGCAACAGCAACAGAAATCAATAAACTTGATGGTGTTACTGCTACTACTGCTGAAATTAATAAACTTGATGGATTCACTGGTGCTGCAGCAGACCTTAACTATGCAAAAGACTTGAACGCAACTGGAGTTACATCTACAGAGTTTGATTATCTTGATGGTGTAACAAGCAATATCCAGACACAGTTAGATGGTAAAGCAACTAGCGCTCAAGGTGCATTGGCGGATACAGCAATACAGAGTCTCGGTGATCTTAGCATCACAGCAACAGCAACAGAAATCAATAAACTTGATGGCTTTACTGGTGTTGTAGCAGATCTTAACTATGCAAAAGACTTGAGAGCAACTGGAGTTACATCTACAGAGTTTGATTATCTTGATGGTGTAACAAGCAACATTCAGACTCAGTTAAATACTAAGTTGGCTTCTGCTTCTTACACAGCAGCAGATGTTTTGGCTAAAATCAAAACAGTTGACGGAGCAGGTTCTGGTCTAGACGCTGATTTGTTAGACGGTCAAAGTAGTGCTTACTATCGCATTAATGTATATAATAGTGCAGGTACACTGTTAAACTAAGATATAGGAGTTAATCATGGCGGTTATTATAAAACCGAAAAGAAGTGAAGACTCAGGATCTATCCCCACTACTAGCGATCTAGAAGTGGGGGAGATCGCTGTCAACACAACTGATAAAACTATATACACCAAAACTACGACAGGTAATGTTATCAAAATAGCAAATTATGCCGAAGCTGATCCTACCTTAGTTTTTCCTACAGGTGACTTAGGCACTTTATCTTCTTCTCAAGATGCTTTTGGGCAGACATTGGTAGCTACTTTTGATAGTTTAGATACTCCAAACGGCACTTTAACTACGCAAGACTTAGGAGCAATATCCTAAATGGCAGATCGCAGAACCAGAATAAATACTAAGACAGCAGCCACATGGTCTTCAACGAATCCTGTTTTGGCAGAAGGTGAAGTCGGGCATGAGTCTGATACAGGAAAAATAAAAGTAGGCAATGGTTCTACTGCCTGGGCATCTTTGAGTTATACTTCAGCTGCAGCAGACACGGCTTCTGCTACTAACTTCACAAACACGTTACAAGTTAACGGTAGTGACGTTACTACAGATGCTGACATAGGATCAACCATACAGGCATATGATGCTAACCTAACAGGGTTTGTAGCTGCGTGTAATCTACCAACATCAGATGGTACTGCGGATCAAGTTTTAAAAACTGACGGAGCAGGCACAATATCATTTGCCACACAGTCCGGCGGTTCACTCTCAGACCAAGGTGTAACAGCATCAGCAGCTGAACTCAACACCCTCGATGGTATTACTGCTACAACAGCAGAACTTAACCATTGTGATGGTGTAACAAGTAATATTCAAACACAGCTTGACGGTAAGCAGACAGCAGATTCCAATCTATCATCATTTTTAACAGCGTTAGACCTGCCAACTTCTGACGGCACATCAGGACAAGTATTGTCAACTGACGGAGCGGGTAATATAACTTGGTCTTCAGCTGGCGGCGGCGCACAATCTGACCCAAGCAATAGTGCTAATTATGTTCAACTATCTGACGGTTCGGGTGGTTTTACTTCTGTTACAGAAACCAGCTCCCAATATTTGCAGTATAATTCTGCAAATAAAACCTTAGAAGCGTACCTATTAGATTCAGCTCAACTAAGATATAGCGATACCAGTCAAGCTCAATTTTTAAGTAGAACTGCCAGAGCCCCCTCTATTATGATAACTCATTATGCCAGTGATGGGTCAGCATCAACTGATACTATGTTGGGATTCGGGGGAAGTGTCAGCAACAGCGGTGTAAAAACAAAATACGGTCAAGCATATGGCATGTGGTGGTGGCCTGGAGCAGATCAAACAGGTGCCAAGGGTATTGATTTAGCAACTTACGGTGGCGAAATGTTAGGTCTCGGTAAGGTAAACCGAAGGCATACCATGGTGTCTGTGGCTGGAGCGGGAACCAAGACGTTTGATGCTAACTATGGATATAACTTTATTGTCAATGAGCCAGGCGGAGACTTTACTTGTAACTTTAGAAACATGAAAGACGAAAGTGATAATCAAGCACCAAGTCCAGGCCAGTATTCTACCGGTAGATGGTTTACTGCTGGCACCGATGACGGTGACCAAAGCAGAGCAATCACAGTAGAGATTATGATAAAACAAGGCAGCACAGCATATATGCCCACTGCCGTTCGGATAGATAGTGGAGCTGATATAACTATAAATTGGGAAGGAAACAGCGCTCCGAGCGGTACAGCAAACGGATTCGATATTGTACACTTTGATATGTATAAAATAGGGACGCTTGCAAGCCACACTATTTATGTGTTAGGTCGTAGCAGATCATTTGGCGGTGTATAATAGAGGATAAATAGTAATATGGCACTTAGCACAAGACAAGAACTAATCGACTACTGTTTACGCAGGTTAGGTTTTCCTGTAATTGAAATTAATGTAGACGAAGATCAAATATCAGATCGTATTGATGATGCCTTGCAGTTTTGGTACGAGTATCACTTTGATGGTCGTCAAAAAACTTTCATTAGTCATCAGATAACCGGTGACACTATAACACTGGCTTCTATCTTGGCAAATCAGTTTATCGTAGGCGATAGACTTACTGGTGCAACTTCAGGTGCTACTACTGTTGTTAAGTCAATTACAGGCGCTAGTACATTCAGCACTGAAGATACCAAAGGAACTTTTGTTGCTGGAGAAACAGTAACAGGTTCAATATCAGGTGCAAGTGCATCACTACATACTTCTACACCCTATACCGCTGGGGATATGGGTAACAAGTACATTCCTGTGGGTGACGGTGTTTTGTCTATCACACGTATGTTTAACTTTGGTGGAGCAGCTACTAACAATACAAGAGACGGTCAACTGTTCGATATTATGTATCAGTTTAGACAGAATGACTTATACAACCTTCTCGGTGCAGACATGACTTATTATACAATAGTACAGAGTCACCTGTCAACACTTGAGCAGTTACTTGTGAATCAAAGACAGATTCGTTTTAATAGAAAAATGAATCGTATACATGTAGATACAGATTGGGACAAGACATTCAATCCTGGCGACTATGTTGTATTTGAAGCATATAGTGTTGTAGATCCTACAGAATTTTCCGAAGTGTATGACGATATGTTTCTAAAGAAATACGCCACTTCTCTTATCAAAAGACAGTGGGGTGAGAACATGAAGAAGTTTGGCGGTATACAACTTCCAGGTGGTGTTACACTTAACGGAGACAAAATATTTGAAGAAGCCATTACTGAAATAGATCAGATTGAAAGAGATATGCAGTTAAAGTATGAGCTTCCTCCGACATTCATGGTGGGGTAATCAATGCCCACTAACTTTTATTTTCAATCAGGCAACACTAGCGGTACTACGGCCGAACAAAGGCTAATAGAAGACCTGATTATTGAAAGTCTTAAAATATACGGACATGACGTATATTATTTGCCACGGACTCTCATAAACGAAGATACTATCTTTGATGAAGATACACTGAGTCAATTTACTCAGGCCTATCCGTTGGAAATGTATCTTGAAAATGTAGATGGTTACGAAGGCGAAGGAGATTTGTTTACAAGGTTTGGTATAGAAATACGTGACCAAGCAACATTTGTATTAGCAAGGCGCAGATGGGATGAATTAGTAGCAACTTCAGGTGGCATATTCACACAAGACACTCGTCCTTCAGAAGGCGACTTGCTTTACTTTGAGAAAACAAAATCTCTCTTTGAAATACGCCAAGTACAATTTCAAGATCCATTTTATCAAGCAGGCAAGTTATATGTATATAAACTTGTTTGTGAATTGTTTGAATACAGCAGTGAAGTTATTGACACAGGCGTTACGTCACTTGACAACATATATGAAGAGCAAAATCTTGATTTGTTAGTACATCAATTTGAACTTGAATCAGGAGACTTATTCTTACTTGAAGATAGCTCATCATTGATACTTGAAACATATGCTGAAGATACTAGCACCGGACGAACTGACGGTGCTGACTTCCAGGACTTTAATAATTTAGAGGACATTTTAGATTTCTCTGAAGTTAATCCATTCGGAGAACTTGGATAATGTTTAAGAATCAACAATTTTATCATCAACACGTAAAAAAAGCAATCACAGTATTTGGATTGTTGTTTACTAATATTAATATTAATCGTGTTGACGGAAGTAATGTAACTCAACAAGTTATACGTGTTCCTCTTTCTTACTCTACAAAACAGAAATTTTTGTCACGCATTGCTCTTGTAGATAATGCAGATGAAAGAGGAGAAGTAGCTATTACTTTACCTCGTATGGGATTTGAGATACAAGGGTTTGAATTCGATCCTGGTAGAAAGATCTCACCGGTACAAAAGAATAAAGCTGTTATAGAAGGGGAAGCAAACACAGGTGTTAGTCGTTCATTTGTATCTACTCCTTGGAATATGTCATTATCATTATACATATTTGCCAAGAACCAAGAAGATGGATTACAGATTGTAGAACAAATTATGCCTTTTTTTAATCCTGACTTTAACATTACGGTTAATGAACTACCTGAGTTAGGAATTAAAAGAGATATAAACATAAAGTTAGATAGTGTAGACTATGATGATAACTATGAGGGTGAACTTGCTGTTAGACAAAGTATTATTTGGACATTTAACTTTACAATGAAGCTAAACTTTTATGGTTATGTTTCTAATCAAAATATTATCAGAACAGCTATTGCAAATGCTTATGCTACACCGGACACACTCACAAGCAACAATGACTATACAAAAATCACTGCTGCTGTATTATCAACAACCGCTACAGCTAATGCTAAAATATCCGGCGGTTCAGTTTCAGAGATATATTTAACATATCAAGGAGC